AATAGCCTGATGAAGTCCGTCAGACCAACGTCTGCCCTCCATTAAACGACCTGTAAATTCATCAACAATCATAACTTCGCCGTTTCTTACAACGTAATCCGTGTCTTTAACAAAAAGTTCTTTAGCTTTCAAAGCTTGTAACAAGTGATGAGCATATTGAGTGTTGATATCAAATAAATCATCTACACCGATAATCTCTTGAGCTCTGTCAATACCGTCTTCTGTCAAAATAATATTTTTATTCTTTTCATCAACTTCGTAGTCTTTAATCTTTTCTAATTGCGGAGCGACTTTTGCCATTAGCTGGTAAGTTTCGGCAGACTTTTCAAGACGACCGCTGATAATAAGAGGAGTTCTTGCCTCATCAATTAAAATACTGTCAACTTCGTCGATAATCGCATAATTATAAGGGCGCTGCACAAGCATTTCAAGGCTTCCTGCCATATTGTCACGGAGGTAGTCAAAGCCGAACTCATTATTTGTTCCGTATGTAATATCACAATCATAAGCAGCTTTTTTAGATTCAAAATCTTCAGCAGAACGACCGCCTGACAAAATAACACCAACTGACAATCCTAAGAATTTATAAATTTTACCCATCCATTCGCTGTCACGTTTTGCAAGGTAATCATTAACAGTGATTACGTGGACACCTTTTCCTGTAAGAGCGTTTAAATATGCAGGTAAGGTTGCAACAAGAGTTTTACCTTCACCTGTTCTCATTTCTGCGATATGACCGTTATGAAGGAAATATCCGCCTACAAGCTGAACATCAAAGTGACGCATATTTAACACACGTTTACCTGCTTCACGCACAGTCGCAAACGCTTCGGGAAGGATTTTATCCAAAGCTTCTTTTTCAAGTTTTCTGTCTGTCTTGAAATCTGATGATGTAGGGCGTTTTGCCAAAATTTCCTTAAACTCATCGGTTTTAGCACGCAATTCCTCATCCGTTAACTTTTCAAACTGCGGTTCCAATGCATTAATATGGTCAATAATTCCCATTATGCTCTTAACTTTTTTTTCGTTAGGATCGCCCAACATATTTAATAAAAAGCTTATCATTATAAAAATTTCCTCTCCGTCTGGTATTCTTATAATAATACTAACACGGACAAGGAAATTTTGTTAATTCTTAAGGAAATATTTATTATTTACTAAGTGCTGAACATTGTGAATACTTTTTCTACGTTTTTACTGATTAAGTTTTTAACTGTATCGTATTCGGTTGTCAGTGATGATAACTCTGTATCAATATTTTTCATATCAAGTTCAAGAGTTTCTTCTTTATAATTCAATTTATTTTTAGTTACATTGTATTCTGCTTCTGCCTGTGCAATTGCATCTTCATCTGCGACTTCCGCAACGTGACCGTTCAATGTATAAGCACCTTGATAGAAGTAGCCGTCATTGTTCAATGATGATATGAACAATTGACCGTTTTTAATTGCATTTGATAAATAACTCTTATCAGTTACCTGCTGCTGTTTATTTACGTCTGTTGAAGCACCGCTTACGCATAAGTTATTATATAATTGGTTATAGAAATCTGCCATTAATACATCTTTTTCATCAATTGATGTATTATCGTTTTTAATCAAGAATTGATAGCCAATATCATCTGTAACATAAGTTGATTTGTTTTTGTCATTTTCCGTTACATAATATCCGCAGTCAAAACCTTCTATTGCAACAGCAAAGTTGGTCAGGAATGATTTCAACATGTTTGTCAAACTTACAGCTGATGTATTATTTGAACCTGAAACTATACTGTTTGTTGAAGCTGCCTGATTAATTGCATTTGAAATAGAGCTGGAAAGTATCTTACCGCCTGAAGATGTATCATAATCTTTGTTAAGACATTTTAAAGTAAATTCCATAGCCTGAAGCAATGCTTCATTAGATTCATCATCAACATTTAAACCGCCGATATTTGCATTTTGCCAGCCTAATGTTGTACCCATAGATTTCAAAATACTTTCCGCAAGAGTTCTCATTGCTCCAGCATCAATACGCCCTGACAATTCATATTGACCTGATAACAGTTCACCAAGAGTCAGATTCTGCATTTCACTTTCTGTTATCGGAGAACCTGATTTAGTAATCGTTAATTGATTTTCTTGCAAATCTGTTTTAGTACTTGCAAAACTGTATCCGCTGCTTGATAATATATCACCAACATTAAGCGCATAAATAGAAGACTTACCGTCTTCGCTTTTAGCGTTTTTCATATATGTAATAAATGAATTTGTATTGAATGCGTTAGCAATAGTTTTGTCTAACGCTTCTCCGCCAATACCTGAATTAGTATATCCTTTATTACCTAAATTTTTAATTGCAGTGACAGTTTCAGGTGTTATTTGATTTCTGACACCCATTTGATATAAAAATGCGTTACGAGATCCGTCATTTGTTGAAGTTTCGGTACCAATCGTTTTTGTACCTTTTTTCGGGTCCCCTGTTTTTGCATCAATAACTCCTGCATCTACTGCTGCATTAAACATACTTTCTGAAAGAACGATTTTTCCTTTTGTATCAGTAACAAGATAAGGGTTATAATCGTTAGCCATAGACGGCGTCATCATTACATCATAAGATAAATCGTAAACAGTATTATCCTCAGTATCCCAAACAAGTTTTGTTGCAGACAATGAGTTTTGATACTCTTGAGATGCTTTTTGCAAATCACGGGTAACAGAAAGTTTTTCTTGCGCAATTTGCATTGATTGAAATTCGCAATTCATCTTTCTGGATGTTATGGCTAAAAATCTTGCTTGTGAAGCTGCCAATCCCATTTTTTTTACCCTTTCTTTAGATTTACTTTAGATTTAACTTAGTAACAACATGTCTGTTATTCGCATTAACGACATTTTTCAAGTAAAACTTTAAAAAACATGGGACTTATGTAACATTTGTTAACATCATTTTAAATCAATTAACAAATCGTACATTTTATCAATTTTCTCTTTAACTTCACTGAATTGGTCTTTCAAATCTTTAAAACTGTTTATCGTTACAAATTTTTCTTCTATTTCTTCTATTATCTCTCTATGCTTTTTTTCCAGCTGCTCAGGTGTAACAAAAATCTTATGCTGAATAAAAAACATAAAAATAACAATTAATATTGGTGAGTATTGTACAAAATCTTCCATAAAATCCCTTCTTTACAGTGTAATCGGCCAATAAAAGTCAACAAGATATGAGGCTGCATCCATAGGATGCGACAGAAACTTCAATTCCTTTGACTGCTTTATCTGCTGATATGTAGGCACATCAATTTTTGATGACCCCTCTTTGTATTTCAAATTATAAATATTGAATAACAGTTTTTCGCACTTTTTATCTACAAAAAGACAAACCTCGCCGTCTGCAGAACGAACTTTTGAGTTAAAAGCCATAATTCTGTTTTTGATTGGAGGGTTAAATGCTTTAATCTGGATTTCAACATCATATCCGTACTGCAAAAGTTTTTTCTTAATTATAACGTAATTGGTGTATTCGCTTGTGCAGCTTCTGTTGTCGCCTGAAGCATCACCATTTATAATAACTTTTCCTTTATGACACGGATAACGTTTGTAAAATTCATCGCAAGCTTTTGCCGTTGTAGTGTTTTCCATTGCAATTTCATCAAAATAAAAAACTTTATCATCGGTTTTATGAGCAAGCACCCAGCACATAGGATCAACGTTGAAATCGCATGATATATGCAAATCCATATCAGGCTGATATGCGATTTCTCGCACGTTCTCGTCAGTAAAATCTTTAACAACCAGCCCGTTATTATATTCACCGTTTTGAGCAAGAACAAAAATATTATAATATTGTTCATCATATAGTTTTTTTAATTCATCACAAAACCCTTCAGGCAGATAAATATTCTGAGTAGTAGGTGCCGTAATTAATCTGTAATTCGGCGAAGGATTTTCAACAAAAGTTTTATAAACCCAGCCTCTTTGCATTTCCGGGTTAGTGTGACCAAAAATTCTGTATGTAAAATTTTTCCAAACTTTCTTAACTCTTTGCCGCATACGCCCTAAAAGCATTTTGAAAGTATCATAAGGAATATCTGACATTTCCTCAATTTCTACAAAACCCAAGTTTAAGGACTTAAGCTTATTTGGTTCGTCAAAATGTCTGAAAAGGATTTCCGAACCGTTTTTAAAAGATAATTTTTGCAGAGAAGAAGACCATTCATACTCATTCCCTTCAACAAAACCAAAATTATCAAGGTGTTCAAAATAAGTTTGTAATGTCGTATCCCTGACGAGAGTGTAAGTTTGTGCACCGACAAGTCCTCTTATTCCAGGAAATTTTAAAGCAAGCAAAATTCCGAGCAAAGAACCTGAAAAAGTTTTTCCGGAGCCGTAACCTCCCTGATAAACAGCAACATCCAAAGTATAATCATGAGGGATTTCCAAAAACTCCCTCTGCGATTTTAAAAGTTTATATAACATAACCTCCCCGACTTATAAATACTAATCTTTAATCAAAACGTGATTTCCATTAATAGTAACCCATTTATCTTCTGAAGAATTACCTATCTTATTGTTTGTCATACGTTTATCAATTTCTTTTTCATAAACTTTAAATAAACCAGATTCCATATTTGCAATATCCTGTCTTGAAATATCTGCATCAGAAATTTTATTGATAAAGAACGGATTAGATTTTTTGTAATAATCAACAGGTAAAGACTGTGTACAATCCCCCATATTATCTATTCTATGTGCCTTAACAGAACCGAAAGGAGTTGTTGACATTAATTCATTTTGTAAATTCGGGGTAATGTACGTTGTTCCGACATTTTCTTTAAGTTTTGAAACAGGGTCATGAGGATCTCTGTAATTAGTAATTAAATTATCATAATTTTTGCCCGGCTCTGCATATTTTTTACCGACACCGAATGCATTAAAAGTTGTAGTTTGCAGACCATATTGAATACCAACGGCAGTTGCCTCTGTACCGCCTTCCGAATGTCCGATTGATTCAGTGTTTTTTGAATTTAAACCATATTCTTTTTGCATTTTATCTGCAAATTTTTGAGCCAATTTAATTTGTCTACTTTCACCGGTCAGAGCCATTTTAGCGTTTGCGCCCCAGTCTTTTGCACTGAACCTGTCTGTACCGACAAAACAAAGAGCATATTGTCCGCCCTTTTCATAAAGAACTCCTTTAAAGTTACTGCGGCTGTCATGTTCACCGTCAACCTTTGTCCAGCCGTTTGATGTTTTTGCACCATTCTTCATTTTAACCATTGAATTTGCTTCCGAGCATAAAATCTTGTATTCGTTAGCCATAGCATGTTTTTTCATGTTTTCTTTCCTTTCTATTTTTCACACTAAAATAAAACCGCTGTTTTCAGCGGTTTGAAATAATCATACTTCTCTGCTATTCTTAATTATTTATTCGTTATTATCATTAAACTAAATATTTCTTTATTATCTATAAAAGAGCCACCAACACTTATATCAATCTCATTATATCGTTCATAACCAAGATACACGCTAAAACGCATCTCATCCATATTCATTCCGTCACGAAAAGGTAAAGGTTTTACTGATAAAATTATATTTTTTACTTTCTCATCAAAATAATCATTCTGATATATATTGGTTTTAATACCTTTTATCTCTCCATTACGTGTTACTATATATTCACAATTTGATCCCCAACCACGAAGGCGAAACATCTTTTCTGCTTCCAGTGCCTGCTTTAAAGCTTTACCATAATCTTCAAAATACCCCCAGTATATCGGATTGGTTTCTTTGGTTACTTCAATACCTGCTCCGGTAGGAGGAAATTCCTCACTAAATACAGGAATTTGAAAGAGTAATAACAATAATATTAAAATTAATTTTTTCATAATAATATTATTTTACTCAAAAATGATTGTTTGTATATAATACTTTTAGCTGTGTTAAGATAAAGTGCCGCTTATGCGGCACTATTGATTTTCGTCACTTAACAAAAAGTTGTTGGCATTTTCTATTCCATACTGTTCAAGTGCAAATTTAAAGCATTCAAGCCAGTCAATTTTTTCTTCGACCTCTGGAACTTGTGCAAATGAGCTTACGACTTCAAAAAGTTCTTTCAATCTTGACTTTCTTTCAAAAGTTGCTTTTCTATCGCCGTAACGGTAAACATAATTAGCATTTCTCACTTCATCATCAATTTCAATAAAACTTGTTTTTCCTCTGTCATTAACTCCGATTAATTCTCTGCCAAGTTTAAAGTTTGAAATAATTTCAGCAGTTTTTTCCACCATAGGAACTATAATTTTACGGTTAACAGCATCCAATATCATATTCAAACGAGCCTCCTGTCCGCTGACCGAATAGTTTAATTCGGTAGCAGTTCTCTGCGCTGTTTGAAGATTTCCAGCCATATTTTTGAAAATACCTGTCGCACTTTCAATTGTAGACTTAAAGTAATTTAAGAAGTCCCAACCTACCATAGCTTTATCAAAAGATAGCGGTGTAGGTGCAGTAGGCATCAATGCCGCATCATATTCAATAATTTTACCTGGTTTTACATCCTGCTGACCTTTAAAACATCCTTTAGGAGCAAGATACGGCGGATTCATCATTAAAGCAAGAGCATCAACCTGTTTGTTTAAAATAGTTGAAGCTATGTTATTTAATATTAATGCCACACGCAAAGGTGAAATTCCTCTGCCTGTTTTTGGTGATTCAATTATATTTGCGTGAATAAAAGGATTTGTTACAAACGGGTTTGATTCAAACCTTATAATCTCACGTCTTCCTGCTACTACTATAAGCCAGTTTTTTAAAAGACTTCCGTCTGCAAGCTCAATATCTCCCCAAAATTCTAATATTTCCAGTTTTTTGCCGTCAACAGCAATGTCCTCATCTGAACGGCTTTTATTTTTTGCCACCACTCCTTTCAAAATTTCCAGTTTTTCTTTCGTTAAAAGATTATTTGACTTATCCGAAAATAACTCATCAGTTGTTGCATAAGTTCTATAAATTTTTGCGCAAGAATCCCAGTTATCTTTGTTATATTTATCAAAAACAAAATCTTCGGATTTGATATGTTTAATTCTCGCATTATCGTAAACAACTCTATCTTCTATTACAAATCCTCGCTTTTCAGGATTTAAGAATTGTTCTTCAAGCGTCTGCGCACGTCTAACGGATTTAATCTTTGTTTCCCAGCCCACAAATAATGTGCTTTCACCTGTTTCTACAATCCCGTCAATAATTTTTTCAATTTCATTTTCAATATTCATCTGCTCGAATGTATTAACAAGCATTGCTTTTTGGCGGTTTGCAAAAGACTGTGTCTGTGGAGTTGTTCCTGAAACATCAAACATTGCATCAGGATGTGAATACAAATTTTCACTTATGTGAGATTTCAATGTCTGCGCAAGTTCATAAATATCGGGAAGTTCAATATTGCTGTCCCAGCCGTTAAGTTTCGGTATATCAGAATTGTAAATCGCATCGCGAACCAATTTTATATCAGTCAGTTGCGGGTTTCTTAATTCTTCATACCTGTCAAATTTTTCAGTTATACTGCCTACTAAAAAAAGCTCCTCATTTTCTGAGAGCTTTTTGGTTAAATCTTCTGTTTCTATTTTCATTTTTCTGCCTTTCTGGTATTAAAAACCGAATAAACCTCTATATCCTGAAGGGAATTATTTCTTAAGGTTTCATTTTTCAATAATGCCTCTTTAATGAACCCTGAATCTTTCAATAAGGTTATTACACGCGAGTTTTCAGGATATACAAGCGCTTTAATTTTATAAAATCCGAACCGTTCAAAACAAAAATTCAAAAAGAGCCTTGCACATCGTTTTGTATAATCTCCCCAGAATTTCTTTTTAAAACAAGTTGTCAGCTCTGCGCTGTGAAGCCTTTCACCATCGCCTATAAGATTATCAAGATAAACAAAGCCGCTTACCTCGTCATCTTCCGTAATAACCCAGAAAAATGGCGATAGAGAAGTTATAAGCTGATTAAAGTATTCAAAAACAGGCATTCCTCTTTGAGCATAGTCATCATCCAAAAATTTGGAATACCTCAGATACAAAAACAAAGCTTGTTCCAGATATTCCTGTTTTTCATACGGAGGTAAAAACTTTGTCATACTGTTGCCTTGTCAAACTTTACGTAAGCCTCATCTGTGGTAAATGCACTTAATTCACCTTTAAGCATTTTTTCTCTTACGTTATTTTGAATTCCTATTAATGCCTCTGCCTGAACACCGTCTATAAAGGTTTCGCATTTTGTATTTCTGTTGAAATATCTGTAAACCGCTTTTTTAGAAAAGATAATATCCTGCGGAACTTCAGAAATATTTTTATAAACCTTTTTTAAAGGTTCTTTCTTTGATTTTTCAAGTTCTGCCATAAACTCTTTTTCTATTTTCATTTTTATTAAATCTTCTAAAGAAGCGTTATTTAAAAGCATTTCTTCTGCATTATTATTTTTCATGATTAATATTCCTTATATTTTGTTATCGTCCAAATTTGCAATAGTTATAATTTTTGCCTCCTTGTAATCTTTTTCCTCGGAGTTAGAACTGAAGCCAAGATATTTGCAAAGGCTTTCAAGGGCTTTTAGACCGGCAGATGTATCACGAAGCTTTCTTTTGCCCGTAAAACATCCGTCTTTGTCCAAAATATCTTCTTCTTCAAGTGAAAATTCAGCTATTTGCAATAATTTTTGGATTACGTATCCTTTATTTACCCTTAAAGATAAAATTTGAGTTCTTAATTGAGAATTAATTTCTTTAATAACTGCATCCTGCGACAATAAATTATTGGCAATTTCTTTCAGGTCTTTAGACTTATAGCCGGCGTTTTTTGCAGCAAGTTCTCCGTTAAGGGTTTTTATATATTCTTTTACGAATTTCTTTTGTTGGTTTGTTAATTGTTTCATACTTTACATTTCTTAGCATAATTTGTCTTTTATTGAAAAAAATTGTATAATAGACATGCTATTTATATTTCGGCTAGTGTAAATCTTAACAGGAGGGGAAATGAATTTTAAACTTCCTGTTTTTTTTGTGTCGCGAGCAGAGGTATGAACGTAAGCGAAAGTTGAACAACAATCAACGTAAATGTTGAGTTTTCGTTGTTGTTGTGAACGGTACCATCTATCGCAAGCGAGACAAAGTCCGCCCTCCCACATCCGATGAAACTTATCTTCTATGCATCTTAACTGACGGAGTTTCATCTATGCTTGCAGAAACTCTTGAACGCATGTTTGCAAGCGCATCTCTGTACATACTCATCCAATAAGAAAATCTCACGTGTTGTGGATTTCCTTTCAGCCTCATACATGCACCGTAAACCAAAACAGGCTCTGCAAAAGGTTCGGGAATTAAGGTAGAATCAGTATCTTCTTCCATTAAATATTTTTCTTTTCCTTCAGCATTCTTTGCATGATTTTTGGTGTAGTAAATAATTTCTACAATTTTATTTTTATCAAAAGCAGGGAACAAGATTTTATCGTTAAAAAGACTATAAGTCTGCATAGGTTGAGCATTGGTAAAGAACTTTTCAAAGTCCTCATAATAATCAAATTTAGCCCCGTCAACAATAACTGTTTCTATTCTACCGTCAATTGTATTTTGAATTTCGCAAGTATTTTTGGGCAGAGTAATTTCTTCTTTTCTCAGCAAAAAGCTCCATCTGTCAGATCCGCAAACTTCTGCGTTTAGTACATTTAAAATATTTTTTAATTTTTTATGGTCATTTTTGGTAAGTTCTGAAAATGAACTAACCTGCTTGTAGTTTAATTCTACAAGGCATTTATTAATAAGTTCCAAATAATTCATAAAATCTCCTTTAAAATCCTTGAGGAAGAACAGCTTAAAAAAGCTGTTCTCTCAAAGATTTGAAATTGCTAACGGATAAGCCCTTTTCTAAGCTGCTCCATAATCATACGTTCATTTTTAGCAAATTCAGCACCACTCATTTTGCCGATTTGGTCACGGGTAAAAACCATATTTTTATTTCCGTCAGAAACAGCTTTTTGTGCATTTGCACGCAATCTTTGTTTTGCGGATTCATTTTCATTATTTAATGTCTTTTCGTGATCAAGTTCTCGCATATATCTTGCAATAGCAGTTTTCTCAATATTTTCAATCATTGCAGAGATTTTTGCGATTTCATCCTTATCAAAAGCAGTATTTGAATTTTTTATATAATCCAAAACATCTGTTCTGCCTTCTATGTTAAAAAATTCATCATCTTCTAACGTATAAGACGAAACATCAGGCGGAATTTGAGCATCTTGTTGTTGTGTACTATACTTTTCAAACGCCTTTTGAGTTACATAATTCATCAAATTATATCCTTGTTCAGAGCTCATCACACCTGACTGAACGAGATTTTGAATTATATTAATATCTTTTGCTGCCTGCTGTTTGATTGAATTTTCTTCAGTCATAGGCATTGCAGCTTGTGGTACTGCCTGTTGAATATCGGCAGCGGATGAAAGTTTTTGTAATTCTTCGGGATTCATAAGACCTCCTTATTCATGTATTCAACCGCAAATTCAATTGCTTCATCTATGAATGCAGACAAAAACAATTTTACTGCGGGCTTAAAAGGAGCCGGTACAGGAATATTAGAAACAACAAAATTGATTGCCATTTCTTTTTTTTCTTTGCCTTTGTTGCTTCCGAGTTTTTCTTCTGCAAGTTTAACAGCAGTTTTGGCAAGCTCCTTAATTTTAACTTTTAATTTACTAAACATTATTATTTTCCTTTTATTTTTCAAAAATGTATCTTCGGAAATAACTTATCCGAAGATACATTTACAGGGGTTACTACTGTCCGGTTGTATCGGTGTCGGTGTCAATATCGGAATCAACAGCTGCTGTTGCACTAACAACCATTTTAGCCAACGCTTTAGGCTGAACAGTTTTTGCACCGTATAAATATAAGCCTCTAATCAAATCTGAGAATGAATCTTTATCTCTTAAGCTTTCTATTTTAGCTAATTGAGAAGCAAAAGTAATAGCTTCGTTTGTACCCGCAAGTACATAGTATTTGCCGTTAACTTCAGTCAAGTTTGTACTTACAAGAACATCCATGCCTGCAATTCTGCCGATTGCACCTTCTCTTAAAGTTTCATCAGCTACATTGTGAGCACCGATGAATTCTGAGCTTTGAAGGAGATAAGATTCAATAGTAGGGTTAATAACTACCCAAGGTCGAACTGTTGCAGAAACAGCATCTGAGTTTTTCAAACATAGAGCAAGCTGAACGAATTGTGAGTAAATAGTTGTCTTGTCTAAAGTAACAGGAGCTGCATCAGTACCTACAATATTACCTGCCGCAACATTAGCATGTTGTGATAATAAATAAGCATCTTGAACTTGTTCGATAGCTTTTTTAGCATTTTTAAGATGTGCTTCCATAATATCTGTATTAGCTTGAACTTGAGCAACATCATTAATTTTAAATGCAAAGAATTTTTTCTGGTCAATAACCAGCTCTGCTGCTGTCGGTTCCAATTCGCTATAAGTAATATTGGTTGTACCTAGAGTTGAAATAGTAACATCAGCAGGAGTAATAATTTTTACTTTATCACCTTGATTTTTAATTTCACCTTCATAATTTCTGTTAACACATTGAAGCATAACACATTCTTTTTCAAGAATATTGTTTAATTTCTGGCTCCAAATTTCAGGGATAAAAGCTGAGTAAGCATTTTCTGTCATTTTGATTTTCCTTTCTTTTTTTAATGTATATTTTATGTAAGTGGTGCTTTAGTCATCGTTGTAAATTTCTCTGAATTGCAGACCTATAATCGCACAGGATTGCGTAATTTCTTCTCCTGATACACAAAGCTGGACAGAATAGTTGGATTCTGAAATCTCAGCTTTTTCCATAGTATCTTTATTTATAGACCACACAGGTACTGAGGCATCATCAGGAGTCCACATACACTGTTCTGTTACCTCTTCTGTATCATCACCCCAAATCATATGGTCCTGATGAATTGAATAAATCTTTTCACTGTCATCCGAATATTCACTGTCATAATCCTTGTATACAGAGAAATCAAAATTATTATCCTGTTCCGTATCCAGTAAAAAGTAAAATTCATCAATCATTTTTCTGTGATGCGGAGAGTTAATTGCCAAAAACGGAGATTTCCACATAAATTTAACAGCCTCGCCGTTAAATGTGGTTCCGAAATCTTCTTTATAAATAATACCCTGATTATCAGCCGTATAAATATACCCGTTATAAAGACAGGCTGTTTTTATATTCTGTGGAATTATACGTTTATACCAGGACTTGTTAACATAGTCGTTAATCCAAACAATATGATAATAACTTTCATCAATATAAGGAAAGAAATACCATATCTGATTTTTGTTTTCGTAATGCAGACAAAAAGCCTTTTTCAAATCACCAAAACTGTTAAACTCTTGTTTAATCTTTTGGGATATTTCGCTTCCGAGCTGTATTTGGTTAAGTTCACCAACCTGTTCAAGAGCATATATACCGTTGCTTAAAAAATATTGTTTGTTATCAACGTTTACTATTGAATTATTTCCATAAGCACCCTTATTTGCAAAAGGCACAATTGCAAAGTCATCGGGACTTGTACCAGTTAAAAGATAAACGCTGTTCTTTTTATAAATAGCAAGATAATCTTTGTATGGCTTCAAAGCTGTAATAGAGCCCGTATCAGTGTGAAATTCATTAATATAACCTGCATCGTCATCAGTAGTAAAATCGTTATATGTACCAAGCGCAGAATAATATAAAGTAGCTCCCGATGCTGCCCATACGCGTCCTTTAAAAACCGTAATTACAGCATCTGTAATAATATTATCCTCAAGATCTTTTAAATTACATTCAACGACATCGTACGATGCGTTATTTTTAATATAAAATAATCCATCGCTTTCCGTTATGACAAGTATACCGTTTAAAAAACTTATGAATGAAGGATTTTTGCCTGTAAGCGTTTTATCAACCAGTGATAATTTTGCATGGCTGTCATCGTAAATATATATTTTTCCGGATATTGTAGTAATAACCAGTTTGCTCCTGTCATAAGCAGTCATTTCTGATATTCCTGTAATCTCCTCATCCATTTGATAAAACAAAGTGTTGCCTTTTTGCTTTACGACACCTCTGTTTTGAAAAATTTCCACATTTTCGGAATCGGCCCAGTAAACTTTTTTAGTATCAATTCCAAGCTCTGTCTTGGTAAGTGCTTGGTTAATACCGCCCGATAAATTGTAATAAGCAACTTCCATAATTAATTTTCCTTTAATTTGTACCATTTAATTTTTGAACGTATAAAGCTTCCCGCCTCATCTTTTGAAACCCAAGAATAAGGAGGGATATGTATGATATCAATTTTTCCTGCTGACGTAGTTTTCGGGTTCTTGATACCAAATTCGTAATGTGTCATTACATTTTGCGGAAGTATATCAATAGAATATTGTTTTGAAAGCTGTGCACAAAGCTCCATAGTGCTTTCAAACTGCTTTTTTGTAATAGGATAATTACCAGCAGAATTCTTATTTTTGAATCCTGCCATTGCGCAAATTGCAACTCCTATACTTCCTGTATTACCGCCGCCTGTATGAGCAGCATATTTCCCAACCCTGCAAACTTCATTACATTCGGGAGCAAATTTTCCCTTATGTACTTTTCCATCTTTATCAACAAGAAAATGATAATGTTCCTTTTCATATTCGCTTGGATAATAAGTTCCTGCGGTCCAATGTATTATTATTCTCTTCAT